TGGAGTAAAGCTTACTTCAAAGAAAGAATTAGAGCTCTGTAAAAAGATATATAGCTTATCTGAAGGGTGTCATGAGCGACATCTGGAAAAGACTGTATATTTAGATGAAATCGAAGTGGCGGGAACATCGGATAAGTTTATTCTGAGGAATAACAGCCGAAAGCCGATTGTCGATATCAGAGATTATAAGACCAACCTTGAAAAGGGAATTGAGTTTTATAGCAAGTATGGCAATAGGATGAAAGGCCCGTTATCACATTTAGAGTGCTGCAACTATAACCACTACACATTACAGATGAGTATTTATCTGTACTTTGTAGAAAAGACGTACGGTTTCATTCCAGGGAACTTAGCTCTTTACTTTATTGATCCTAATTACGAGTTAACGGTTATTCCGTGCGCGTACATGAGGCATGAAGTGGAGGCTATGATTGAATATTACAAAGAAAAATATTACATTCATTCATCATTAAAAAATTCGATTATAGTAAATGACAATGATGATGATGTAGATGCATCAAACCTATTTAACTAATGGTAATAGAAGAAAAGCCAGCATACGTTAGATTGCCCGAAGATAGAGGCATTGTAAAGCTTAGTGAGGTGATGAATGTCAGCACACAAAGATCAGTGTTTTATATTTCAAGGCAACACAACAGACTCCGGGATTATCATAAGCCTGGCTGGATAATGGGTCGACAAGCAATATTGCGAAACATTAAAAAAACAAACATAAATGGCAACGACCAAGAACAAAATGAATATCTTAATCGCATCGCTTTGCGAGAAAGAAATGTACCATGGTACAAAGAACAAAAAGAAGCCACAAGTCAGCAGAGCTGACATGAAAGAAATCGTCGGTCTATTATCCGATGTTATGGTAAAGCAACCTGAAGCTATATCTTTGTTAATTCAAAACGGGCTTAAACGTCAGGCTAAAAGAAAAAAATAATGGCAGACTTGCTATTTAAAATCGATGCTCAGTCAGGGTTATTACTCCATCCGGAAGTGATACCACTGACTGAGCATTTAAAAAAACTTGATCGCAAAGCCATTGTTTTTATCGTTTTGGCTTACGATTATGAAAGTCCATATAAACAGTTTCCGGAACAGGAACGCATTAAAAAAGCAAAGCTCAGAATTTATGGTAGTACTGTTGTTAACTTTGATAACGAAAAGCTTGTTGAGGCTGGCATTGAAGAATACCGTTCTTTACAGTATAATGTGTATCATGAAGCAATCCGGACGTACACGCAAAAGATTGAGAACATCAATATTCTCATAGGGAACGAGATCGATCCTAACAAGCTCCAAAACTATATGAATGCTCAGGATAAGTTAGAGGAGCGTATTGATAAAACCTGGGAGCGACTAAATAAGTCGGAAGAAGAAATGCGAATGAAAGGTGATGCTAAATTATCACTAATTGAAAAGTGGCAGCTAAACAGAGCTGCATTTTTAAAAGACAAACAGCGCCAACAAGTTGTTGCGGATCTTGATGGCGAAATAAAAATTGAATAATGGCAGAAATCCAATATGCAAAGTATATTCCAAGGATTAAGCCACGCGGTTTTTGTCCTAATCCAATAGCTAAATTTGGTATTCCAAAAGAAGCTGATTCCGTATTGAACAAAAATGTAATAGGGACTGTAGCGCATGAACAATTTTGGCAAGAACAATTTCATTATTTAGATGTAGGCTATACTACTGCAGGTGTTTGGATTCCTCCACGTTATTATTGGTGGCTGAACTTTTGGCCCGTAGCTACCGTTGGTAGAGGGCTTCACTTGCCAGATCCTATCGATTGCGATATGGAAAAGTATGAAATCATGTACTATTCAAAGAAAGAAGGATACGGCTTGATTATTCCAAAAAAGCGTCGTGCCGGACTTTCAGAGCAAACAGGATCAGATATAAACTGCGAACTTCGAAGAAATCCACAGGCTTATAAAGCTGGTATTATTGCAGGGTTAAGTAAATACTCGGAAGAGGTAATGCTTAAAGTGCTGAAAGGAAACCCAAACCTTCCTCCTGAATTAAGGCTTAATAGCTTAGTAAACACTTTAGATGAATTTAAAGCTGGATGGACTGAGAAAACAGAACAAGGCTGGATTGAGCAAGGCAGTCAAAATGCTGTAATTGCAAAAACGGTATTCAACAATCCGGCGGTGATGAAAGGATCATTGCTAGATGATTGTTATTTTGAAGAATCCGGAGAAAATAAATGGTTGCTTGAAGCGTATAATGCCGCCAAAAAATGTTTTTACGATGGTAATAAAATGATAGGAACGCCTGTCATTTATGGTACCGGCGGTAAAATTAGCGGTGGATCAGGTGATTTTCTTGAAATGTGGAGTGAAGCAGAAGCTTATAAATTAATTCGATTACGTATTTATGGCGATCGTAAAAGAAAACCTTTTTATGTTGGAGCTACCGGAACAGATGGAAAAGTAAACCATATTGTACCAAATATTGCAAAGCTTGTAAAAGAACACGGATATGACGTAAGTCAGGTACTTGGATGTGAAGATACTCAACATGCTACTGAGACAATTTTAGCTGAACAAGCTGAGTTGTTAAAAATGAAAAACAAAAAGCCGTACTGGGAGTCTAAACAAGATGACCCATTGGACGATGCTGACGTTTTTATGAAGTATGGCGTTAATGACTATGACGCAGAATTGCTTGTTAAGCAAAAAATGAAGATTCTTTCAAATCCTCAATTAGTTAATCGATATAAGCTTTCTTGGAAAACAGATCCTAAAACAGGTGTTGTTATTCGTCCATTGCAAGTAAACTATGAACTTATCCCTGAAGAAGATATTCCGGATGATTGGGTATGGATTGATCAACTTCCTATTCATGGATTAAGAGGAGCTTATAAAGCTGGACTTGATGGTTATGATATTGATAAATCAAATAGTTCAAAATCATTAGGATCAATGGTTATACTTGGTTCGGCACCGCATCCAAAAATTATTCAAGGAAAGCCATATGCTTTGATACGTTGCCGACCTAAACGTAAAGAACGTTTTTATGAACTTTGCGCTATGTTATCGGTAATGTATGGACTTCATCAGTCTGTAATGGCTGATGCTCGCTCTCCATTAGTTATAGATTGGTTTATTAAAAACGGTTTTGAAATGTACCTTGCTCCGCGGCCAGAAGGATTTGATTCAATAAATTCTGAAATGAATCACAAATATGGCTTTAAAGCTACTACTTTTACAAAGCCACAAATGATTGCCTTAAATCAATCATGGGTTATTGATAGTATGGAATCGTGCAATATGCTTGACATTGTACGTGACTTTCAAGATTGTGATGTTGAGCAAACAGATAGTGATTGGGATTCCCACGATGCCGTAGGCTTAGCTAATATTTGTAGAATATGTTTCCCTGCAATAATTCATGACGATAGTCAGTTTGACGATTTTGATCCATTTGAATTAGTAAGCTGGAAAACTGGGTCTAATGGTGAAATATATTCTGACAATGCCAATACCTTAAAACAAAACATGGAATACTATGAAGATGAGGATTCTGATTATGACAACAGTAATATGATTGATCCTTTATTTCATCGAAATCAACTATTTTAGCACCTATGGAATTAGAAGCAACCAACGCCACCCTATGGCCCAAACCAGATACTCCATTATCTGAACAGCTTGGAAGAGCCAATGACTGTATTGATTATGCCGTAGCTCGATGGAGAAGAAAGCGATTGGCAACATTAAAGCGAATCAAAAGTATTCGTGATAGTTATAACGGTATCGTAAACCAGGGCTTTCAACAAATGATGGACTCTCAATATGGAGTTGAATTAAAAATCAAATATGTTGACTACCGAATTTCAAAAAACAAAATTGACACATTAACCGGAGAGTTTATTCAACGTCCGCTTAATTATACTATTCAAGCTGTAAATGAAGATGCACTTAATGAGCGTATCTCAAGACATAATTTTGTAACTGGTTATTGGCACGCTAAAAGACGAGGTGAAATAGATCGCCTTGATAAAATGGGGCTTAACACTTTTGAAGGTGTTAATGTTCCTGAAGATGCTAAAAGTCCCGAAGATTTGCCGACGCACAATGCAGCGCTCGATGCTGAAGTGTATATGCAAAAAATGATTCGCCATCAGTTTGATCAAAAGTATTTAATGACCAAACTATATTCATCATTCCAGGATTTAGCTTTTATTTCTGAATCTCATTTTTACACAGATCTTGACGTATTTGGTGATACTATTAATGAAAGAGTGTTGCCCGAAAATGCTTTATTTGAAGAAGTTGAAGGTGATGATTTTGTTGAAAAAAGCCCTTATAAAGGACGACGCATCTTAATGACGGAGCAACAGGTTATTCAAACTTTTGACTTAAATGCAGAAGAAAGAGCTGAAATAAGAAACTTGTTTTATCGCGGAATTGAAATCCTTGATGCCGGTCTTATCAAACATGGCGTTAATCAAGAATTAGTAATGGAAGTGTTTCATATTGAATGGACATTCCTTGAACCTCATTACATCAAAAGATCATTTGATGAAGATGGTACACTGCATGAAATAAACTTTTCATCTAAATACTATGAAAAGAATGAAAAGAAAATCTTGCGTGATGTAAAAAACAACAAGTATGAGCTTGAAATAAAATTCAAAGAAAGGCTTTGGGAAAATTACAGAATCGGTAAAAACATCTACAAAAAAGCTGGTCCTAAAAAAAATTGCATGGGATCAGTAGATGAGCCGTATCATGCAAAATCAAGTTATACTAACTTGCTTTTTAATACGCACAATGGACTTCGCGTTTCAGTATATGAAACAATGGAGGAAATTAAGCTTCAGTACAACCTTGCTCGCTGGCAGTTAAACAGAGAGCTTTCAAAAGCTAAGGGAACAGTGTTTACGTATGACAGAGCTATGCTTCCTCGCGGAAGAAAAGGGAAGCCTGTAAGCGTAAATGAAGTAATTAGTAAAATGGTTAATGATGGATTCATTGACTATAATTCAGCGGGAGAAGGAAATCTTTCAGGAAAGAATATCGATCCAAAAGATGCAATCAAGATGATTGACTTAACTCCTTCTTCTAACTTAGTTACCCTTATACAGATTTGCGTTAACCTTGAAAACTTACTTGAAAAGATATCTCCGGTAAATGATAATCGACAAGGACAAACAGCGGCAAGTGAAACGGCTACCAATGCTCAGTCAGATTTAATGACAAGCAGAACCATCACAGAACCGATGTTCTTTTTTTACGACAAATTTGTAGAGCAGATCATTGTTAAGAATTGCGAGTACACAAAAATAAGCTGGTTGCTGTTTCCAGAAAAAGCAACTAAAATAATTGGTCAGGCAGGTGTTGAGTTTATTGACAAGATTGCTGATATGTCCTGGACTGATTGGAATTGCAAAGTTATAAATAGCAGAAAAGAAGAGTACATTAAAAAGATAATGGAAACCTTTATCAATACATCGTTGAACAAAGGTGAAATCGCTACTCAATCTGCAATGAAAGCAATGATGCAAACAACAATGAGTGAAATGCATGCAGCAATTGAAGAAGGATGGCAATTGAATAAATCTATTATTCAGCAAACTGAGTCAGCTAAAATGCAACAAATTATCGAGCAAGAAAAACAACGTATTGCAAGAGAAGATTTTGTTCGTGAAGATGAACAAGCTCATGAAATTCAAATTGCTAAAATACAAGCTGGAATCAAAGTTGCTCAACAAGCACAGATTGATGCAAATAAAAAAGAGCTTATTAAACAACAAGCACAGTTACAATAATGTTGTATAAAGAAAATTTTACGCTACAAACTAAACCTACTACCGAAAAGGCTAAGTATGGTGTTGAATGTTACGTCACTACATTAGGTGAAGTATACAAACAAACAACTATGCCTATTGGTAGTAGTTGGGTTTATGTTGCGCATCGAGAACTTAAGACTTCTGACGTTGTAGAAACGCCTACAAAAAAATATAATCAAACGTCAAACAAAAATATTGCCGATGCTGACTTAGGTGAAGATCCTGAAACAGGACAACCATTCTTACAAAATTTATTTACTGCAGAACAAATTTTTGATAATGATGGAACTAAATCCTACAAAATAACCGTAGACAAAAAAGGACGAGTAAAATCAATATCACAAGTTACTGTTTCTGGTGGAGGAGAAGGTTATACTGACGAGCAAGCGCAAGACGCAGTCGGGACAATATTAGATGATGGTACTTTTGGCGACATTGCTTTTACTTATGATGATACTGGAAATTTAATTTCAGGAGAAATTATCAAAGTAGGAGGAACAGCAATAACTCTTACAGGAGCCTCATTAATGACTATTGCTAATATTTCAGCATTGGTCACAGCTCTTGGACTTGTAGCAAATGACATTACTAATGCTACAACAGCGGGAAAATCAATTTTAACAGCTGCAAATATTGACGCAGTTGTTACATTGCTTGCTTTAATTTCTACTGACATTACAGATTCTACAACTGTTGGTCAATCATTATTAACAGCAGTTTCAGCAGCAGCGGCCAGAAGTGCTATTTCAGCGCAATTAACCGATGCTGATTTAGATACTATTGCAGCATTGTCTCCGGCAAATAATGATTTTCTTCAACGAAAAGCCGGAGCTTGGACTAACAGAACAATTAATAATGTTCAAAACGATTTAACAATTTCTGTGTATTCTAACAAAAGAAGCGGTAAATGGTATCATCAAGGAAGGAATGCAACAGCAATAGGATCTAGTGCAGCAATTAACAATACATCAACTGTTAGTATGTCTCTTTTAGAAATAGGAACAACTACAGTTATTACTGATATTGCAATTGAAGTTACAACAGCATTAGCGGGAGCATTACTTTATTTTGGAATATACAGAATAGATACTCCTGCATGGAATACCGGGCCATTAGTAGCTAGTGCAGCCGGAGTTTCAGGAGCTACTAATGGAGTAAAATCTGTAACACTAGCTTCTCCGGTATCATTAATTCCTGCATTATATTTGATAGCTGTTAGTCATAATGGAGTTGGATCAGTTACATTTAGAAATGTAGGTTTAACAGCAATGGCTTTAATGGGAACAAATATACCTGGAGCAGTTCAAACATCAATGTATCTTGGAGCAAGGGCTTCAGGTGGAGCATTACCAGCTAATTTAAGTGGATTTACATCAATTACTGAAACAATTAATACTGTAGCTCCTATTTTATGGCATAAAGTTCAATAATATGAAAACAGAAATGTACCAACAAAATTTAGACGGAACAGTAACATATATCGAAACTATTGATGATGGTATTCCTGAGCTCGTTAAAGAAGGCGAAGTAAAACTTGTACCTACTTCTGGTGGAGCTAGAATTACTGTTAATAGCATATATGCCGGGCAATTTATAACTTTGCAAAGAGAGCAAACTTCAACCGCTAACATGGGAAATGTAACGCTTATAAACGTTATAGACGGAGTTAGCTTTGAAATAAGAAGTACAAACGCGTCAGACGCGGGAACAATAAAGTGGAAGTTAATCGAAGAATAATCATGGAAAAATCAAAAAAACTACCAAAGCGCAAAATGACCGCTGTGCTTTCAAAAAGCAAAGATTGGGATGATAGACCATCTATGTCATTTACTGAAAAAGAATGTCCCGCGGCAAAAGGTCTTGCTTTAAAAGGCAAGATTATTGTTGAAATGGAGCTTGAACTTACAGGAACTCGTATTGAAGAATATGGAGATAAAAAAGGACAATCCACTTACAGTTTTAAGGTTTGTGGAATGAAAGCAGATAAAGCAACTGTTGCAGAGGAAAAAGCCGAGCAACCTAAATAAATAAATCATGAGAACATTCTATCGTAAAAACGATCCTGCAGATGCAGAAAAAGGCGGAGGAGATCCAAAGCCAGTAGTACCTGAAATTATTGATCCAGATGAAATTTTCAATAATTCAAAAGTTGGAGATTTTACAGGTCCGGCGGTTCCTGATCCTAACCGAGTTGAAGGTGGAGAAGAAGCATTGAGCGAACTTGATGCAGCATTAGCAAAAGCAAAACCGGTATCAAAAGAAGAACCTCTTGATGAAGAAGGAAAGCCAAAACCTAATGAAAAAGGTGGTGATAATGAAGAAGGAGTACTTACAATTGAACCAAATCAAGAAGAGCTTGAAGAAGAAGTTCAATGGACAAGCCTTGCTACAGAACTTGGAATAGGTGAAATAAAGGATAATAACTATGATCAGTTTGTAGAAAAATTCAAAGAATTTAAAGAAACTTTAACAGATCCTTCATATGTAAATCTTGAAGCTGTTAAAACCAAGTTCGGTGAAGAAGCACATAACATGCTTGTTGCTCTTCAAGAAGGAAATACTTCTTTATTTGATATTGCTTCAAAAGTTCAACCATACTATGACATTGTAGCTATGGATGCAGAAGAAGCTTTTACTGCTGTTTATAAAGCAAATGGAAATTCTGAAAAGTGGATCAATGAAAAAATTGACGAGCTTAAAGAAGATGGAAAATTTGATATTGAAGTAGAAAATATTAAATCTCGAGCTATTCAATTAGCAAATGAAAAAATTCAAGAATCAGCAAATACTTTAAAAAGTTTTGCAGATTCTACAATTAGTAATAAATTAGCAGCGGATAAAGCTGAGAAAGAATTGATCGTAAAGGAAATACAGCAACGCAGTGAATTCTTAGGATTAAAACTTGATCAGAAAGCCAAAGATATTATCGCTAAAAGAGTTTCAGAAGGTTATTACAGCAAAGCAGTAAATGACGCTAAACTTAAAGCAGATATTATTCTCCAAAAGGAGTTCAGCCAGAAAGCAATTGAGGCACTCCAAAAAAGAAACCAAGGCGCTGGTATAAAGGCGTATCAAAAAGGGTTACATAATTTGGAGGAAGTAAAGGCACAGTCCGCAAAAAAATCAGGTTCAGCCAGTGGAGGAGGATCACAACCTGAAGCAGGTTCCGGATTCGGAGCAATTCGAACAGAAGGAGCATCTGCTGTTGTGAGGGTTTAAATATTCACTCTCAACATTTTTTAAAAAAAATGGCATTACAAATTGTTACCACGCAACGTAAGTGGGATCAGACTTGTACTAAGTCTGCCAACCTTACAGAGAATCAAATTTCTCGCCCTGAGATTCGCGACATTATCATGTACGCTGAGCCTCGTATGTTATCAACATTAATTGCTGCAGGCGTTGAATCGTCTTGGCAAACTGTTGGTACAGTTGCCAAAACTAAAATTGGTGTTATCCCGAAAGACAAACTTATCGGATCTAATGCGTATATCTACGAAGTTATGACTCGTATTCAACGCAACACTGAAATCTTAGGTCAAGTTGGTACTTCGGGTGCTGACGGATCATTCCGCTTACGTTTAAGAGACAACATCTTCTATCCAGGGATGAATACACAGTTCCACAATGATTCGTTTTCGGCTCGTTGTATGTCTGTTGGTGTTCCTTCAACTACCGCAGGTGGTGGATGGGTGTTCGAATTCAAAACGAATAACGGACACGTATTTGACTATTCATTAGACGTTGCTCCACAAGCAGGTACAAAAACTTGTTTCGGTGGAAATACCTCTTATGAAGAAGGATCAAAGCGTGGTTACAGCTATTCATTCTTTGGAGACAAATATGTAAACCATTTAACTACTCAACGTAAGTCTATCGGTATGACTGGTGACGCGTTGACTGACGTTACTTGGGTTATGTACAATGGCGAAAAAGGATGGTTCTTCACGAAAGAAGCTCGTCTACGTCTTCAAATGATGATGGAAGATGAGCATGCTAAATGGCATGGTCGTTCAAACATGCGTGATGAAGATGGAAATCTTTTATCACGTTCAAATCAAATCGATCCTGAAACAGGAAATGAAATTATCGCTGGTGATGGCGTAATTCCTCAAATCGAAGATGGTAACCTTGCATGGGGTTCTGGAGATGAAGGAATGGCAAGCATTGATGATTTCATCGATATGATTAAGTTGTTACGCAAGTATTCAAATACTGTGTATCAGCCAGGAGTAGTTCAGAAGTTTTATGTGGTTACAGGTCCTAACGGATATGTAAATGCACAAAACGTATTAATGCGTTTCTGGTTAACAAACCAAAACGGTACTCATATGGTACAAGGTCAATCATTGGGCGAAATCGAAGTTGGAGGTGACTTCAATACGTTCAAATGGTTAGGTACCAAATTGACTTTCGTTGAGCATCCAATGTTCGGTGACGAACAACGCTACTCAGCAAAAAGCCGTACTGGTGATCCTTTAATGTCAGGAACGTACATCTTCCTTGATGCTAACAAAGATCAAAACGGACGTAATAACATTGAAATTCTTGGTAAAGGTGCGTATGGTATCAACCGTACAAACGTATCAGGATACATCAATGGTATGACAGGGTACAACCACCAAATGACAACTCCGGTTGATGCATTAGAATACCATACACTTAAACAAGATGGAATCTTCATCTACAACATTAAGTGCTGTGGTATCATCAAGCAAACTCCGACGTTAGCATAATCCACCCACCCACTTTTCGTAAGCCCCGGAAAATACACCCATTCCGGGGCTTTATTCTAAAAATTAAACCGGCATTCGCCACAACATAAAAGAACATGAATAATCAATTTGAAGATTTCAGATTTGGAGGAGCCCCACAAGCAATAGAACAAGAGCTGTTCGATATTGCAGATGTAGAGGTTTCTAATCGAATTGTTACAATTTGCGCTATCAACCTAAGAAAAGATCGCGGTAAGTTTAACCCAATGAGTTTTAAAACAACTCCAGATGCAAGGTTAAGCATAAGATCATACGTTGATTTAGAAACGGGAAGAACTAATGGTATTCCTATTGCAAAAAACCCTGATGGTACTCATAAATTTAAGCAAATTGTTATTGACGGTATGCAAGCTTATGATTTATCAAACAGAGCACAGGCATTTGAATACTATGTAGTAAGTCGCCATTTCGAAATTGAGAACAGCGTTAATCAGAAAAAAGCTGGAACAAAAGCACGTTTTTACATCGAGGATGCAGAAAAACAAGCAAGAGAAAACATTGAAAGAGATCGCATAACAAGTGAAATCAAAGAATGGATTCGCCAAATGGCAGATTCAGAAATGTTATCTTTAGCAAGAACTGTAATTGAAGGTGTTGATGATATGTCATTAATTGTTGTAAAAGACAAATTATTGAAAAAAGTTGAATCTGATTACAAGTTGATGTACGATCGTAAAACGAACGTTATAAGAACAAATTCAATGAAATTGTTAGGTAGAGCACAAGTGTTAGGCTTAATAAGACAAGAGGTTAATGGATTCAAAGGTTATGATGGCGTAGATATTGGAGGTTCACAAGGAGCAGCATGTGATTTCTTAACAGCAAACAAACAGTATGCTATTACTCTTGAAGCTCGATGCAGAGAAGAAGAAGTTGGTGCTGAGAAGAAAAAGAAAAAGAAACTTGAAGATGCTGAAAAGTTAAAGGCTTCTTTAAAAGCACAATCTGAAGCTCAGTCAAAAAATAAAAAGGGCCCTAAAAAACCTGAACCAACAAATACAGCTAAAAAACCTGAAGAAGAAACTGATGAAGGAGGAGAAGATCTTTCTTTATTAGGAGATCAAAGCCCAATTAAACCAATTGAAGATTTAGTCAAAGAAGTTACTGCAGGAAGCACAACTCCGGGTGAAGGTTTTGATATAAACTTATTTGATAAATAGTAGTTTTTAGTTTTTAAGGAAAAAGGCTTGTAGGTTTTACTTACGGGCCTTTTTTTATAACTTTACCTCATGAAAAATTTAGGAGAAGTAATTAACGCTGTTTACCGTAGCGTAAACGCTCAAAGAACTCGTCGCTGGGATATAGTTGATGATATCATTCCAGAACTTAATTCAGCTATTAGAGAATATGTAAAAGCTTATTATGACGATATTAAAAAAACGCATACTGGAGTATATTTTGAAGCTGCACAGATTGTAAAAGCAAAGTTGCGAAAACTCGTTGTTCGAAAATATTTACTTCCTGTCAATGATGGCATAGCTACACTTCCCGCTGATTATTGGTATGACGTAGGATTAGAGGTATTCCTTTCCGGAATGAAAGGTCAGTATAGTAGTAGTTTATCTTTCAATGAAGAAAAGCCAGCGCTGTTGAATTCGTTTTATCGTCCTTCTACTGATAATATTCAGCATATGGAATATGATAGAGTTCTTGAAATAAAGTATGGAGGAGGAGAGTCATCTATTGAAAAAGCTTTGCTTGATTATATTAAAGAGCCAATAGCTATGTATGCTATACCGTTTACTTCAGGAACCGTTGTCCCGGGCAAATTATATTGGGCTGAAGAAGGAACTATTGATGATGGATCGTATTCTGTGACTGATGGTGTTTATGCTGCTACTTCAGCTATTCCCGTTACTGTTACAGGAAATGCTTATGAGATTAGTGACCTTCAGCTTGGCTCTGACAGTTGGGATGAAATTGTAGCTATCACAGCAAGAAAACTTATGGGTATTTCGAGCGACATAGAAAGAAAGCAAAATTCAGATTTTGAATCTTCGAAATCTTAATTATATTTGTACTTCACATAAAACTCAACGTTAAAAATGAGATCAGATCCAGCAAAAGTGGTTATTTTAAATAACCCAGCCGCCGCAGACGTAGTTTCGTCAGGTGGTATCATTTCTATTACAGGATTGCCGCCAATTGCAACAACTGAATGGAAAGAAGAATTAGCAATTCAGCCGTATCAAGCTGAAGTTGCGCCAAAGCAAACATTAGTTATTGCTGCAACTTTAGTTGCCGGCACTCGCTATGCTATTGCTGTTGACACAGCAGCAGGTCGTGACTTTAGTCATACATCTGCAACTTTGATTGTACCAGCAAGAACTCCCGCAACATTAGTTGCTGCAGGTGGAGCCGCTGATAAGCACAACTTGTATTATGCTTTAGCTCACCACATTAACCACACGCCAACACTAAGAAAGTATATTAGTGGTGCGTATGCTATGGTAACGCTTACTCACGCACCAGGTACTTTAATTGTTGGAGCAACAGCTACCGGAGCTACATCAGGAGCAAAAGGAATTGTATTAGCTTCTGCAAGTGGAACAGCAACAATTGGTATGCAAACAGCAGTCGATTTTGCGCCAACAGAAAACGTTACTGATGGAACAGGAACATTTGCAACCATAGCTCTTACAAAAGGTATTGGTATGCGTGTTAACTTCAGAGGAGGTTTTTATAACCTTTCTGGAACTCCAAAAGGTTCAGCGCCTTCATTGTTGCCAGGACAAAACGTTTTAGCTTCTGATATCACTACCAATACTGCCGCAGTAATTGGATTTGGTGATGGACAATCATTAGTTGATTCTGTTCCTCAATATGACCGTGATGGACGTATTACTAAAGGTTATCAAGAATTCCGTCAGCTTAATCAACAACCGGCTGTAGGTACTAACTACAATCGATTTGTGATCAGAATTAAAAAATCAGGAGATCCTGCCTTTTTATCTGATGAAATGCGTTCTGGAAAATCAATGGCTTATCCTGAATATCATATCTACGCAAATAAAGACGGAGCAAGCTACGCAGCATTCGCAGCAGCGATCAATGCGTTGTAAAAACTTCTCTCCACTGAGAACTTGAAAAAAGGGGATACTGCATAGCGGTGTCCCTTTTTTAATTTTATTAACTTTACAAAAAAAAGCCATGCCAACAGGAAGAGAAATAGTTTCAGGCTTAGAATCTATTGTACAGCGATTTAAGCTATCGCAAGATGTCAATGTATCAAGACCTCATTTGTTTCATTTGTTAGCTATAAAACGAGCTAAGCAAATAGAAGAATATACTCGCGAATTAGGAGCCGCGATCGATCCTACTTGGGTTCAGCGTTTAGGCGTTGTTTCTGTTACTAAAACTTCACGCGTAGATGATCCCGAAGTTCCCGATAGCTGTGAATCTATAGGCCGCGTAGCCATACCCGCAGTGATTAGGCTTTATGATGATAAAGGCGTTTACAGAGTAGCTACGCCAGGGCAAGTCAAACAATATAGCCGAATACCATTTGAGCAGTTTATGAACATGGATAGCTCGGTAGAGCAGTTTAACTATCCGTTATGGTGGAGGGAAGAAACTAACGTATTAAAGATTCATCCATTTACTGAAGAACTCAACCTTTATTTGATATTGCATAATCCTTTTGAAGGTTATATTATTAAAACTGATTGGGTAAAATCTGGTGATTTGGTTGTTGAAGATGATTATACGATGGCTGAAAGCTATGAAGTATTTGAAGGTCTTGTCACGCATGATGGTATAGAGTATTTGCCAGGCGATGTTTTTGTTGCCACAAAATCAGTTTTTGAAGGTCCGGGCAGAATAAAATTAAAGGATCGAAAACGAAAATTAAACCTTGATGATCCTTATCCTATTGATGGAGCTACATTAAATACTATCACTATGAGAATAATGATAGAAGATTTTAGATTGTCAAAAGAACAAATACTCGATATGCAGAATGACAAAACAAATGCAACTACACCGGAGGGCGGACCGGGAGGTAATTAATCCTAAGAAGTATTATCATAAAAGAAAGATCAATCAAACTATATCCATTACAGATGAAAAGAAATTGGTTATATTTGATGAATATATGAAGCTGGCTACAGCTACGCTACTTTCAGGCTATGAGTTTGTTTTTATTGATGGCACCAAAATGCGTGCTTATATTCAACTTGTAAACCGTACAAAACCATTATCGTGTAATTCAATTTCAAACAAAACAAACATTGAAAATGAGCTGTTTCACAATGCAAGATATCGAATGGAGTTGTCCGGACCTCACGCTGACAAGTATGGATATTCAATTAAACTATATCCTTCTTTTAAACAGCGATTTAAAGAAATGATTAAAACTAACAATTCAGAACTACGTCATGTCAGCCCTACCAAAGCTTATATCAAGTAAACAAGTACTAGCCGATTTAAACGATGAAGTCGGCAATCAGTATGGAAACAATCTTCCACAAGTAAACCGATGGATTAATAAATGCCTACGCAAAGTTGTAGGAAGATCCCATCTTGAACCAAAAATTGAAGTGCTTACTTTTGATGGTTGCCGATTACAGATACCTGCAGAAGCTGTGCTTATTCAAGGTATGATTTGGGGCGATCATGGTTGTGACTGTAATAACTTATTTGACTCAAATTATGAGTTCTTTAGAGTTAAAGGAGGAGCTTCGTTTCAAATTGGTGATATCAGTGGACCAGTGATGAAGTTTAGCAATTACAGTCAAATTGTAAATGCTAATGGATATCTTCAATTTGAGCGCGATTATGATGGTCAATGTGTAACAGTAAAAATGTATTGCTTTCCTACTGACTGTGGAAGTATCATGTTTCCTGAAGATCTTATTGACCCTATTCTTGCTTTTCTAAAATATAGAATGGCAGAACGCAAGATGTGGGAAAAGCCGAATCAATTTACTAAAATGATGTACAACGAGTACAAGCAATTGTGGGGTATGCGTTATTTAGAAGCTCATGGCGACGGTGAAGAAATCGAAGATCAAGAACTTGACAATATTGTCAAATTATTAAACAATCCATTAACGGGACAACCGTTTCCTTATTCAACTAATCGTATGTCTGGTGCATCCGGAATGTATGTAATCAATCAGTAATATGGCACAAGAGCAAAAAGAGCAAATGGTAAATGCTGGCTGGGTGACGGAAACTATTCCCGAGCTACAGCCACAAAATACGGTATCTGATTTGTTAAATATGCGAATCATGTCGTCCAGTGTTAGTGGAAGTTATAAAGTAGAAGTTTTTGATGGATCCGAAATATCATTTAATGTCCCTGATAATTATAAACCAATAGGCGCGGGAAGCATAGGAAATACAATCCTTGTTTTTTGCGTAAATGAAAGCATTGAACGTAGTTTAATTGGTTATGTAGACTTTGATGAACGCACTGAAACAGGAGTGTTTAAAAGGCTTTATATTAGCAATGAAGCTGATTTCAATACAGCATTTCCTATTATCTGTAAAATGATACAGGAATCTATTGATAGCATTAAAGGTTACTTCTGGGATAACAGAAATAAATTAAGAGTCATTAATGTCAATGAACATCAAGCATATGTTGAAACGGATTATCTTAACACTGAACCGTTGGTGGTCGGAAAAAAGTACACTGTATTGGAGGGTCATGTTGCAACCGGAACGAATGATTATGGAGATTCTTTTAGTGATGTCGATTTTGTATCTGATGGTACTGAAACTGCTTTGGGGCCATTAACAATTGTTGTTCCTTACAAGTCTATTGAGCTTATCAACCTTCAGGGAAAGTTATCGTTCAATGTACCTAAGTTTGATCAGTACATTCCAGGAAACAAAACTTGTGGCTCTTACTACTATTTTTATCAACTTACCGACAATGATGGTAATGGAGGTCAGTTGTCAATGGCAAGCTTGCCCGTTATTCTTTCTGGATATGCATTTGCTGGCTCTGGAAACGTAATGGGTGATAGTCAATATTTTTATGGTGGTGCGCTCGACGATAATTCTCAAAAAGGAATTAGAATTAGCATTGATGGACTTGATACGCGTTATACTAAAATTAAAGTTATATCAGTAAAAGCAATATCAGAACTTGAATACGAAACACCACAAGTTTTTGCTTTTGAAGATATAACGGGATCATCAATGACTTTTGATGATTCTACCAATAAAGGATTTGACACATTAGATATTTCTGAGCTAATATCAAGCATACTTGTTATTCTTAAAAACAAAGATGCTGCAGCAATTTACAATCAATTTATAATTGCTAATTATACAACCGAAACTGATTTTCTTTATGATATATCTTCAGGAGTAACATCAGCAACTATTCAAAAGAAAATACCTCTTGATACAACTTTATTATATAGTCAGTTTTATAAAAACTATTTAGTTACAGAGTCGGGAGATCGTGACCTTATTGGTGATCCATCAAGTCCAAGTGGAGGGCTTGTTGATTTTGATTTAATTGTTCCTGGACAAGATTATGTTGTTGAAAATGGAATTGTTTCTGTAAAAGCTCCAGACACTTCTGTTATTGCTACGTACGATGCTTCTTTAGGGCCTGTTCATTTTACATGCCCTGATGGAGCAAAAAGACTTCATGTTGTTTCCGGAACTCCAACAGTGTTTCCAGAAATCGTTATCAATAAATATGGTACCGAAAAATTTTATAAAAAAATTAAAGGTGATTTTCTTAATTTTAGAGGAGCTACTGTTAGTCATTACTTAAAAGGATATCATGATAGTGAAACTTATCGTTTTGCTATCATGTGCCATGGATTGCATGGAAACCCTAATTATTGCCACTATCTTAAAGATCATGAATTTGAAGGAACTGATGTAAATGCTTTAGGTCAATATACAACTCCATATCCTGGATTTGATGCAATGACATATTTAGGAAATTCACTTGGCGTTAATTTTAGCAATATTGACTTCAATAATTTACTTCAAGGAATTAAAGATTTTACTAAAAATCAATCTTTAACAATTTCAGACATTCCATTATATTTTGAAGGATTTTCAATTGTTCGTTGTGCTTTAGATAAAACAATTGTTGCTTCAGGATTACTCTGGCCGATGATTGGATCAGGAACAAGAATGTATCAACAAGGACATTGGTATCCATTGATGGATAAATATGTTTCAATGGGAGCAGCAAGAGAAATCAATTCATTTGCATTGTTCGCACCTGAACTAATATTTGACAACAATGTTGAGTTTTTAGATAATGATTATTTATCTGTAAAAACCCACTTGCGATATAAAATTAGTTATCATGACAATTTACTTGGAGCAATGATGTCAAGAGGTGGTCATTTTTATAAAATGGCTTTTGAAGAAAATAAACCTGTTGGAGCAGTATATCCAATGGTTAATAATCTTGAAAAAAAATGGTGCGCAAAACTTGACATTGATGAAAATCTTATTGTAGGACCAAGCAACAGGAAAGTTACTGAAGCTTTTGCAGTTGATCTTGATCAATTTGCAGCATACCTTCCAACAAGCCCTTATTTTTCAAATTTAAGTGGACTTATTTCAGGAGGCTCTGCAGATCAAGCAAGAGCTGTATGTAATCCGTATGGATTTGTTTATACAAAAAATGATGATGCAGTAACGCCTTATGCTGATATTGAATCTTACACTAAAAAACCATATGTAAGTCTTGTTAGACCAAAATCAGTGTTGTATGGAGGTTCAACAAGCAATGCAAAAGCAACATCTACTTATTTTTATTGTGGACATTATCAGCCATTTGATACTGATTTTATAGCTTATCTTGAAGGCAATTCAGGAATAGCTAATAATATTGAAATATTTGGTGGTGATTGTCATATAAGCTTGTTTGATTATTGTAGAGGATATTGTGAAAGTTGGGGATATTCAACAAATATTAAAGTATACTCTCCAACAAGCAAAACAGATGCGGGATTATTTAGCGATTCTTTAATTTTTCCTGTTCGTACAAGCATGAATTTATACATGCGACAAGGGCGACATATAGCTAAAGATCTTCATAGAGAATCGTATTATACAGCTTTAGGTGCAGTAAGCGGAAATGGTATATCATATCCTACAGCGGCAGTAACAAGCCCTGACCAAAAAGAACAATATGTGTATAATACAGCATATAGTTCTGATGTTATTTATGATGCTCCATTGGTAGCTGTTCCAGTAGGCTTTGCGCCTCAAATGAGATATGAAAAAACATTTGCTATTTCATTAAAGAAGAGTGATAATGAGCTTATTGATAATTGGCGAAACTTTAGTGTTAACAGAACGCTTACTGTTGAAAATGATGGTGGTCCAGTGTATGCAGTACGAGCAAAGAAAAATCAATTGTTTTATTGGCAACGCGATGCTTTAGGTTACATTCCGGTTAATGAACGTGTGACAATAGCCAATGCAACAGGAAAGCCCGTTACATTAGGGGAAAAAAGCTCTATTGATAGATTTGACACACTTGAATCAAAAGTAG